CGCTCTTTGGCATGAAGTATTAAGAAGCGAGTTCTTCACCAATTTGAGTAACCATAGCAAATAACTGTTCATTAAATCCATAGTGACATCCGTTAGGCTCCTTGAGTGTAGGGGTCTTTCGGGATGACGTATTTTTTGGATGAATTAAACTTACAATAATATCCTGAGGCGAAAGCTCTCTACACATTTGCTCGCGACCGCGAATAAATGCGTTGCCTTCTCCAATATGAACTTTTTCATCAAATTTCCCTTCATTCCAAAACTGACGAGTAAAGACCAGAGTAGCTTCCGAAATACGTTCAGACATTGTTAGGGTCATAGGAGGAACATTCATAAAGGATGAAAACTTAGTAATATCATAACAAGGAATTGTCGTACAGAACCCACACTGCTTTACAGGTTCTTTTAGAAGCATAGCTACACGCTGAAGAACGCTATTATTCGGATAGACATCATCGTCGTCCATAGTAACCATAATATCATACATTGCATTCTCTACTGCAAGATTACGCTTCTGAGAAATTGTCATACCAGGATCACATTTCACATACTTTACATTTGGAACACCAATGAGTGTATCTTCAATTGGATCATTTCCGTCATCAATAATTACCCATTCAAGTTTATCTTCGGGATATGACTGAATCATATAGGAATACTTTGCAAGAGGCATGAAGATACGTCGATCTTTTGTGATCGTCAAAATTGAAATATCGGGCAAGTTCTCTTCCTTAGGAAATACATCATTTAATGTATATGAAGGCAGTGATACGTCTAATGATTCAGCAAACACAGTCTTCATACGTTCAATCCATGTTCGGTGATTGTGTTCATACAGATCACGAATAAATGTAGAACTTTCCTGTTTATCCTTAATAACTGTGCTGACATATTCGCTCAAAGACTCCATAACAGATGATACACTGGTATCAACAAGACAACCAATATGCTCTGACTGTTGTACAACTGCAGATGGTTTACCATAATAGACACCAGGCTGTATTTTTCCAACGATATCTTCCAAAAAAGGTTTAATAGGAGATAGAAGTAGATTACATCCAACTGTCATTGCCTCAACAACCGCATGTCCAAATCCTTCAGCAGCTGACAGACAAATACACAATCCACATTCTTTCAGTAGATCATCATATTCATCCTGTGGTAGAATTTCACCTCGAAGAACAACTTTATCAGATATTTCGGGAGGTGAATACACGCGAATATGAGCAGCCGAATACACTACATGGAGAACTGGTAGTTGCGAATATACTGAAGGATTGTTCGTCTTTAGGCGCATATATGCCTGAAAAATAGGTTTCGGATTACGAAATGTATTTTTACCTACAGGAACAAACGCCTTGGCATAGTTCTTGTTTATCGTTTCAGGATTCCAACCCTTATCAATTGAAGACCACCCAACATATTTTACCTTCGCTTTGTAGTTGGATGCTTTGTTGAAACACTCACGAGCTTCAGTCGTCTTTACCCAAATTTCATCAAACATGGTCATGTAAGGAACCCATGTTTTGTAAGTACACTCCTGATTAGGGATCCAAATGTTTTTACGAGCATATGAAAACAGAGAAGGATTTACAACTTCTACAAAAATATTTACATCTGCCTCAGCACACTGAGGAAATACATAAGGAACACGAAAGATTTGTACATTATCCCCATATACAGCAGTCAAAATTCCTCTCAAAATATTTGAATCCTGAGAAAGTCCTGTATTCGGATGAAAAGTTGATATGATATTCACTTTCATTTGGCTTTTTGAAGAACTTTTCGCAGTAAACGCTTTGTTGTTCTCGTTCGTGGATATTGACGCAATGTTTTTTGACGAATGTTCAAATATTTCAAATACTTTACCCAATCTTTGACTACACATGGACTTGTAAAAACGCAAGGACGATCACGAAACCATTTTGCTTCAACTTCACCTGACCATTTCCAAAATTCAACTGGATCTACGATCTCCGAAACATTTTCAAGTTCAGTTGTTTCAACAAGTTCACGACATAATTTCTTTTGCTCAGATGATTCATATCCATAAAATTCACTAAATAGATCGGTTTTATATTTTGCGTCAACGATACTATAGTGTTTTCCATTCCATCCAACTTTTTCTATAGGACGGAATGAGTCCCACGTAGGTTCAAATGTATATAACTGTGTTTGATATCTACCATAAATACGATCATGAAATACACGAAGATCCATTATAACACCACTCCAAACCATAACAAATAAAATAACGCAACTGAATAAAATGAGTCAGCTAGCTATTATTAATTCAAGCACGGTGGTGAGTGATGCAGACGGGGCAACAATCACAACTGCGTTAAATACTCTTCTCCCCCAGTTTTGCAAGGATTGGAATCTTCCGAAATATACTGCCACGTACGTTCCTAAAGGCCGCACTTCAGGAATAGCGCTAAAGGTATTCCTATTAGATACTGCCGACGTACAAGGCGCACTAGGATACCACGATTTATCATCAAATGTACCGTATGGCAAGTGCTTTGCGAAGACACTTCTAGACTACGGTGGTGTAATGCTTTATTCCACTGATTTTACAGTACAAACATTTGCGCAAGTTGTTGCACATGAAGTGTTTGAACTTTTAGTTGATCCGATCGCGAATGGATGGTGGGATATTGGTGATGGTCAGACTCTATTTGCAAGTGAAACGTGTGATCCTGTTCAGGGAAATATTGTTACAGTTACCGTAACCAATAAGTCGTCGGTTCCCGTGAGTATTCTAAAGAATCAGTATAAAGCTGTCACGAGGACTACCGCAGTAAAGGTCGGTATGTCTGATTGGATCTTACCTGCCTGGAGTGATCCTCAGAACACACGTGGACCGTTTAATCATCTAAATACTCTAAGTGCTCCGTTTACTCTAGATTCAGGTGGGTATGGTATCCAGATGACAAGTGGCTCTGTCGGTCAAGTCACTGCTATGAAATTCGGTGATAAAGTTACAGAAAAGCAGAAGGAGCTATATTCTGCAAAGAATCGTGTTGGTGTACGTGTTAAAAAAACGACTTAAGCTCACCAGTACGCGTTCCATAAACTTGAGTGTTGACCGGACCAGCGATCGGCGGAGCAAAGTCCTCAATATCATGACGATAGAACTGATAGAACTCTAACTCAGAATAAATCTTCGCGCTAGCATACCCGATAACGCGACGATTTAAATCTTCAAGTTCTTCAGCAACACGAGAATCATTGTTTTCACCAAACATGAGGTAATAACTGCGCATAATGATCTGAAGATCGTCGTCACTTTGACGATCAATGTGATACTGTTTATTGCTCATTAGCCAAACGTGCTCGGCAATTTTCTCCTGAAGAACATCAATATTGCCCTTACTAAAGAAAACAGTGTTTAAAGGTGTAGCTTTGTGTTGGCGACCAATTAGATCAGTTCGAGGATCATGCCCTTCAATGGGAGGACCTTCCTTCCACGGTTTAGACGTCATTCCATAAGACGGCTGTACATCGTTAAAGTTAGGAATGCGACCACCGTGTACAGGAGCAGGATACTGTTTTGATGTGGATGTCATGTTGTAGCGGTTGTCTACACGAGGATCTTGGATCTTCTCTAGAACACTTTGATCCATTTATCATTATAAGTGAATAAAAACGAATTTATCAATCGTCTGTTTTCAGAATAGTAAAAATGCCAACACCTGTTGTCCTTCTTGTTGGAGGTGCAAATGCTCAGTCAAAGACGACATTTTACGAAATGTTCACAGGTGGCACCACAAATAACAAAATTAACATTCGTACTACAGTGAACACCATTCCGTCAATTGTACTAATCGACACACCTTGTGAGTTCAAAGATCGCGATCTGTCTGAATATTGTTGGGAAGGAGTCTTTAATATTGCTGATATCATTGTGAACTTTGGCGACTGGAGTCCACGCGATGTTTTCGGTATTCGTCCAGCCCATTCAAATGCTCCTGTATTTCTTACATGGTCAGGCGATCATCATGAGACTATGAAACGAATTATGGATATTGTACAAAGGGGATGATCTCCATTTTATGGCTGTTTGCTGGAATGATTGTAGGATTTTTAATTGTATCTGTCTTTCACCCACCCATTCGAGCTGACAAAGGTGTACCTACGCCTGGTGATAAATCAAAGTTTTACACAGGAACAGGCTGTGTAAATTTTGTTTCCAAAGAAGTCCCGTGTCCAAAAAATACAACATCTCTTAATTTCATCGCGTCTCAAAACAAATGATTCAGGTAGTCAAAATTCTTCATAACGAGCGGAGTATGACCTTTATTTCATTTTTGATTGGAATGGGGCTAGTGATCATGTTATTTCACAAGCCATTGTTAGAAAGAAAGACCTTGGCCTTACCTGTGGAAGAGGTCGTGAAAGAAATTGTATCTATTGATGGAAAGTGTTATCAATACACTGCGCAAGATGCGACGTGCGAAATACCCTCTTCTAAATAAATGCAAGATAGTGGAGCTACGGATTTAAGTGCGCTCCTAGGAAGCGGCCCTGTTCAGAATCCGAGTCTTCCACAGTCAACTACATTTGCACCCATGGTAACGGGTGGTGTTGATCCCTTTATTGCCCCCGTCAACACTAGCAATCAACAGAAACCTGCAGTAACAAATTACAATCACGATGCCACATTTAACTCAATTCGTTACGCTATTCGTGGACTAATGATGTACTTTGGATTTTTCTTAGCCGCTGCAATCATTTCGCTATCAACCCCTCGCAGTCTTCTACTACAGTACATCCCTCACACATACACGACAGGTGGTACAGTTTCGTATACTGGTGCTGCAGTATTAGGTGCAGCTGCTGTGGCGATTGCATATGTAGTAGGTACTCTTGGAAGTAGTCTCATTTAAAAAATGTTATTTTACACCTGCGTATCAACTACCCAATCTTTTCCTGTGTATGAAAGCGGGTTAATTTCGCATCGATACACAAATTCTCCTGTCATTCTATCTTCAAAATCAATCATTGCCATTTTATAGGAATTGTGTTTTATTGTTATCATATTATCGCCACTATACACAAGTGCATTGAGATCTATATCGACCGGCCATTTGTATAAATTTTTGCCATTTTTGATAATAATAAAATTCTTCTTGAACCAATACTTTGTCTTGGTAAATTCGATCATTTTGTTTGAGTCTAATTGAAAAAAATAGTTTTATTCCGTTTTTACGAATATTCTACTCGCCTAAGACCATACTTAACGATGCACTTTGTGAGAAAGATCTTACAATCGTGACAGGGCTTAGACTGCATAATCTGATCATGCTTATTTAACCGGAATACAGTTAACACGCAACCACGAAGTTGTGAGATATCGCCAAGATTCTTCACAACTGCGCACTCTGCGTGAATTGTTTGATCATTACAACCACAACCACTTGACCGGCTCGCAGCCTTATTTCTACCAATGGCAATTACTCGTCCTCGCTTTGTTAGTACTGCGAAATGTTCGCTTGTATTTAAGAGCTGTCGGTTGTGGCAGCCATGCCTATCAATCTTGTACAGATTTGCAATTGTGGTTGCCATTTTATATTTGCTTTCTCTCTCATCTAGTAGAATGCAGTCCGTTTTTAGACAATCTGGGTTATTTAAAGTAGCAAGTATGAATGATCCATGGAAAGCACTGCGACGTCATTCTAAAGGGTGGATGGAAGATCCTGCTGCTAAAGTTCATGTTTCGATAATGTTTGGACCCGGATTTATGGTGACTCCTGCGTTTGTAGCAAAACATAATATCACACATGTAATTAATTGTGCCCAAGAATCTGATAGCCCACAGTGGTTTCGCGATCATAATCCTACTAAATATAAATGTATACATGCTATTGATAGCAAAGATGTTAATATAACAGAATGGTACTCGTTATTTGCCAATACGATGAATAAGTTTCTGGCAGATCCTGAATCAATCGTTGTATTCGTACATTGTCAGTGTGGAATTAATAGAAGTGGATATTTAACTCTACTTTATTGTATTCAGAAATTTGGATACGACTTTGAATCTACAGTTAAGATGATTCTGGCACAGCGTCCGTGTGCGCTAACCAATCCTGTTTTTCGGCAACAACTTATAAACTTTATTAAAAGTAATGGGAGATCTGGGTAACAACCCTATATGGTCCAATTTGGAAAATTCAAGTACCGATATGATGGGACCATCGTACAGCTATTCCGATAATATTCCAGGCCCCAGTTCATTGGGTGTTGGTTCAAATGGAACATTTGGTCAAGTAAGTACCAATTTAGGGGCAGTTGAGACATACGTGAAGGGCATGGTTACAGGTGATCCGCCGCTTGGAAACCGGTTCTTTGTGAATACAGGCGGCACATGTACAGCAACAGATGGATCTGTGCAATCAAGATACAATTACATTAATAACATTCCTGGAGGCGGTAGTCCGCCAGGTGGATTGCAAGATCTATCATTTCTGTCCAACGATCTACGGGGATTAGTACCTGGAATCATGGAAGACGTCGAAGGTCTTGATCCTTACTATTTATTCACTGCAATGACAGCTGACGGAACACCACCTTGCGATTGTTATACATGCCAGGTAACGAGTGGATCTGATTCTTATTTTTTGACTACATCATTGTCTCCTGATTTCGATCCTGCATTTTGCACGAAGGCTGATATTTCCAAGTGTAAGCCTGCAACTAAAGAATCATTTTCTATGCCTGATTTTGATACAACCATGATTCCGACTTTACTCGCGGCCGGACTTCTTCTGTTTCTAGCAATGAAGTAGTATTTTAAGAGTGAAACTTTATTGAAACAATAAGATGGATAACATATTCCGTTTAAAAAAGACAGTTGATTCATCGTCACCTTTAAAAACACAGGGTACGCTCGATCATATTCATTCCACGATCATAACATCGATTCGTGATACTAAACTCAACACAAACGAAATTGAAGATCAATGTATGAAATTAGAAGAAGATGTTGAAGATATGAGTGTAACAAGCTCAATTGAACAGATTGTAAAAGCATCCAAAGCAGAATCAGAACTGAAAGAGTTACGATTTAAACTTGATTCTAAAAATCCAGTCGAAGAATACTATATAAAAAATGCAGACATTATGTTACAATACTACGGAAACACGGACAAACCAAAACAAGCAGCAGCATCGTGTATGGATGAAAATACATTCGTAAAATATCTAGTTACCAACACAGCATCCGATAATGGAAGTCAAAGCAAGAAACAACTCTTTGAAGAATATGCTACACGCATGAAACTGAAGGGAATGGAGGTTGCAGAAATGAAACAGGCTGTAACTGAACATTGTGAGACATGTAATGTTGCTCGGGAAGAATTGACATCTGAAGGTGTCCTTGTATGTCCCAAATGCGGATCGGAAGAATATATTATGGTTGTGTCGGATTTCCCATCATTTCGTGATCCTCCTAAGGAGCGTAATAATTATGCATATAAAAAGATCAATCATTTGAATGAAATTTTGAACCAGTTTCAAGCAAAGGAATCTACAATTATTCCAGACGAAGTTATGCACGAAGTCATTAGTGAAATCAAGAAACGTCGTATTCAAAATATTGCTCAAATGACTGAAAAGGAGATTCGTGACATTTTAAAGAAGCTCAATAAATCAAAGTATTACGAGCATGCCGCTCATATTCTTTCGAGACTTAACGGAAACCCTCCACCAACGATTACGCCAGAAATTGAAGAGAAGATTCGTACAATGTTTCAAGAAATCCAGGCGCCTTTTTTGCTGTACTGTCCAGATGACCGCACTAACTTTCTGTCTTACTCGTATATTTTGTTCAAGTTCTTCGAGCTGCTGGAACTGGATGAGTACAAAGCGTATTTCCCTCTACTGAAATCACGCGATCGCCTAATTGCACACGATTTCATATGGAAAAAGATTTGCGAGTATTTGCGCTGGGAATTTATACAAAGTGTTTAAAAACGGATTTGCATTAGATCTGTTTTATAAATATCAATAAAATGGCTACCGTTACTCTACTTTCTGTCAACTACAATGAGTCGTATGATGATCTCGTTGTAAATGACACCGACGAGGTACGTGTTATGTATTTTGCTGGTCAGAAGAAGGCTAAGCGCGATGACTGGGTTACACCTGGATCAATTCTGATTGAGAAGGATGGTAGCGCATGGGCATATGTAGGAATTGTAATGTTTGTGTATGAAGTAGACCCACTTGATGGTGTTGCTCGCTTTCTACTAGTTGTAGAAAAGAACAACCACTCGGGAACTGCAGCTCGTACAAAGAAGCTTCTAATGGAGAAGATTGGATGGGTTCTAACAGATGAGTCTCAGGGGATTGCACGTGTAACGCATGTTTAGAAACTATTTATTTTTTTTTCTGTTTAGAGAGTTTCAGAATAATTCTATTAAATGCGATTTGTCCTCATTAGTACCCATATTGATCAAATGACTGGATATGCGAAGGTCGTTACCAATCTACTTGAACAACTTTCTACCGTTCCTGAAGTAAAGATTTTTCATTTTGGATTTCAACGACACCCGTCTCGCTCGGGAATGCGCAAAGCTCCCAAAGGTGTAATTCAATATGATGCTGCAGCAAATGAGGAACCTCGTGAAGAAGGATTTGGATTCAATAAGATCAATGAATATATTGAAACAGTGAATCCTGATATTGTTATGATCTACAACGATCCTATGATTGTTTATAAGTTCATCGAGACTATGAAGTATGAGAAGGGTAAATCTCCTTTCAAGCTTTGGGTCTATTTGGATCTCGTGTATACCGGAACTATGAGTTTTCTCAGTGAACGGATTACCAATGCTGCTGATCGCATCTATATGTTTTCTGATAGCTGGGTTAAAGAATACGTAAGTTACGGACCTATCGAAAAGATCGGAGTAATGGAACATGCAATTGACTCAAAAATGTTTTCAAAAATTAGTCCTGATGCAATAACGTCTATTCGCGCAGCAAATAATCTAACTCCCGATTCTATTCTATTCCTAAACGCGAATCGTAATTCTATGAGAAAGCGTAATGATCTTTGCATTATGTCGTTTGTAGAACTCATATCGCGAGATATTTCTAAGCCGTATTATATGATGATGGTAACAGCTGCAACTCCTCAGGGAGGTGGATATTATGATCTAGTTCGTATCTATCTAGCAGAACT